TTTACTGCAGAATCAGCGGTATTCGTTTTTTCCGGTTCAGGCTCTTCATCTGTGGTTTCGAGTTCCAGATCCTCATCTTCAACCGCCTTGGCCAGCTTTTCCGCCTCATCAGCATCTTTGGTAAAAACCAGCTGACGGATGCGGTCAGCAAAACTGACTTTCTTCTTTTCTGTCTTTTTAGACATAAAACTATCTCCAATAGAGCAGCGTGAACCGCAGCGCCCTTTATCCACTAATGCAATATGATTAACGACAATATTGCTCTGTAACCCTTTACCTTTGCTGACCTCTGTGTAATCAGCATCATAGCCAAGGGAAATTTCTACTTTTCCAGCAAGCACGGCTTCAATAGCGTCCTTATCCGTAACAAGCAAATCAGCCATCAAAAAATCTGAGTCCACACCTTCACCGCGGTGCACGTTATGACCAGAGCCTCTTGATAGATTCTTCCAGTTTTCAGGATTAACCCAATCTTCCGGATGATCATCTGTTACGGGCTTTCCTTCACAGCTGGCAATTGTTTTAGGATCAAATAAAACATCTTCACCGCGCTGAATAATAATCAGGCCAGTATCATCTGCTGTGACAGGGACCTCTCCCTTTCCATACATTAATGCGCCAATACGCGCGATCGGCACATCACGGCAAAGCAGATAGCCTTCAGGCGTGGTTTCGCGTGTACGCCCCAGCTGGCCAGTCGTGAAAATATTCGACCGGTCTTTTGTATGCCGATCTTTAGTTTTTCTCTTAAGCATGCGTTACCTGCAATTGTGAGACATAAAAAACCGCTCTAAGGCGGTTAAAATTCATCTGGAATGACTGGCTCCGGATAGCAGTAGCAGTTCGGTAAACAGCCTGCATGCCCTGTCAGTTTATCCAGTGTCGGCGGTTCACTCCATTTGACATATTTGCCGTTCATGGCGTGGTGGCTTGGCCTTACACCGACCCGGTCACTGTCTCTCCAGATATACCCTTCAGAGCCTAAATTGACCGCGCGCGCCTGAGTAAAAACACTGGATGCCCGGCTGACTTCCGTGCGCGCAATTGTATTGGCTCTGGACTTTGTGACATGGCCTGTTGCCATGATCAGGCTTGATATTTCACTTGCGCGCCCACCCTCAATCAAAGCTCGGGTTGAAAGGTCATGTACGCGCTGGGCAGCCTCCAACGGCAATGATTTAATCAGCCTTACCTGCTCATTCAGCAGCTGCTGATATACGGCGCCAATGTCCGTATTGCGGATCTGATCCCGCATGCCTCTGGACAGGTCCTGCGCATAAATAAGCCAGGTTCTTTCATCGCGCAGGGCTACATCAGTAATGATCCGGCCCGCGGCATTTTGCGCCCAAAAATGCAGGGTATTTGCATACTCATTCAATGAGGCAGCAATCAGCGGATATGCGCGCGGGTCGTTTACATCAAACCCTTTTACGATCGTATCCACATAGTGGGCAATCTTCCTAAGCTGCTGACTGTAGCGGATTTCCATTTTCCGGGCGCTGTGCGGCGTTATCCGGTTTATTTTGCTCTTCATCGTCTAACTCACTGCGCGGGGCCGGCGGGTCATCATCCGCCTGCTCGATGTCTTGATCAGTAATGTGCGAGAAAATCCCTGTGATTTCACTGGACTGGCGCAGCTCTTTCAGCGCTGTTTTGCGTGTAATTAAACTGGCCTCCTCTGCTTTAGTCACAGCATCCACAACCGTATTGGCCACATTGGCTTTTGTCTCATCACTGATTTGCCATAAAGATGCAAAATCAAACTTGAATGAATCAGGCAACGGCTTCCCAAGAGTGGACATTGAAACAACTTCGAGCAGGATTTGGAGCGGTGTCCGCATCCGTCCTTCCTGCTGCTGATTGATATTGTCATAGTAGTTTGAAAGGTCAGATTCACCCGTGGCGCTGAAGCCTGCAGGCGACTGGCCAAACAGCCGCACAAGCGGGATGCCCAAGGCGCCGGAAATCTGCTGGCCAAACTGCATCAGGATATTGTCTAAGCCCGTAAAGCTATACTGATGCGTTTCAAATGAATCCCGGGAATCCATCATGGTCAGCCCTTCATTGGACTGCCATAGACGGATCTGGTTAATTTGCTTGACCAAAGCATCAAATGCTTTACCGCCGGCCGCAATAATGTCCCGCAGCTTTTCTACCTTGTACGTGCGTAAATGCGCCTTATAGACCAATTGCCCGGCGCCCAGTGTCGCGCTGTCAAAAATTGTCAAGCGGTCTTCCAAGCGCTCAATGACAGACTGGCCCCAAAGGTTTTCCGCAAGCGCCTGCCAATACGGCAGCTTTACACCATCCATGCGGATAACGCGGGAATAGTGCACACGCTGATTGCTCAAGCCGACTGAATCAGTAATGACGTCATAGAACTTAGGCATCCCATAATCAGGGCCAAACTCCGTGACTAAATCCTCAAGCGTTGGAACCACCATCCAGCGGTCTAAAACCAGCAATCCCTTAAACTGGCCTTTCCCAATGGTTTTGGTATTCAGCGGCGTGGAAACATTCTGTCCATCAATCATCATTACGGCGATAGCGCCGCCATAGAGCCGTGACCATTTGATGGTTTCATTAAGCTTATCCCACGCCTGCAGCCGGTCCAGCTCCTGGTTAATTGCTTCAGCATCCTCAGGCTTAGCCAAGCCCCGCATATTGATGCCTTCGCGCGTCATATCGTCTGCGACCACATCAACTGCCTGACCGACTACCCAGCTGGAACGGTACATTGCTTCCAGCTTAACGCGGTTGCGGCTTAGATAGTTGAATCCATACCCGGACTGGTCGTGCTGGCTTCCCGCGCCCAAGCCGACACGGGCTGCGAAGTTTTGGAAACTGTCCGCAGTAAACTTAAATATACCCATATAGTTCTCGACATTGAGTTAGAGCTTATTCCAAACATTGAGGCTTGAAACTTGCGGGTTATAGCAAATCATGATGCTGTCCGCCCTGTTAGGAGATGCGGTGCCGTCCGGCTGCTTATCTACCAGAATTTTGCCAACGCCATTCTTTTTGTAAGTCGGCTGTGAAAGTTCAGTGACCAATAAGGCCAGCTCTTTTTCGTCCAGTTCTTCACTGGACAGTGAAATAAGCATGTCCGGATCATATTCACGGCCATTCAATGCCCTGTAAGTTTCCTGAAAGCGCAAACGCAAAGACCACCAGGACTGAGCCTTTAGGTTCGCAAAGAAGTCCTTATTCAGCCGGCTTTCCACCATCTCGCCTTCCGGATCATGCACGGCGCCGGATCCGCGGAAAGGCTCTACATTCACCTCAGGCAAGCCACGTTCGCGCTGCTGCTCATTGATGACGCGCGAATCACCGCGTACCCCGGCACCTAACCCGTCCGCATCATAGAACAGCGTGTCCACATCATCATCGATGCAGGTATCCATGGCCTTTTGAGTCGTGCCAAAAATATCATCTCCACGTCCGGACCATGTGTCCAAGCGCTGCAAAACGATCCCATGGCGCCAGGCTAATGAGTTCTTGTCCTTGCCCTCATCCGCAACATCCAAGCCTCCTATGCGGTCTCCGGTGGCCTCAATGCCAAGCTTGATATGGGCATCGACCGATGCCTGAACCCAAGCGCTTGGAATCAGCACACCTTCCAACGGATGAATCAGATTGCCATTGTAGGTGACCGTCCAATTCTTATCCGGGTTAGCCCGCCATGGCATTGTGAATACGGCGTAACGGCCGCTGAAACGGTCTTGGTGGAATCGATCACCGATACCGTTTGGGGTTGATCCTTTAATATGTACGTTGGTATTCTGTGATATTGCAGCGTCTACAGCCTCCTGACGCTCTACAAAGGCCCATTCATCCAAAAAGTACATGGTGGTACGTCCACCGCGGCCAATGTTGTCCCCAGCCTCACCTGTCACCGTTGCGCCATTATCCGGATTGATAATCCGCATATAGTTGTCATGAACTTTTTCAGTGAATCCTTTCGGCTTCATCCAGCCTGGAATCCTTTCGGCTTCATCCAGCCCGGAAGCTTGCCGAACATATCGCGGAATTTATGAAACAGGGTCTTAGGATCGCCCTTTTTATCCACCAGCTCTTCTTTGCGGCTGCCAACACCGCCGGCAAATCCTTCCACAAAAAGCCAGCGGTGCAGAAAGAATCCCAGCACAACATAACTCATGCCCTCATCACGCGACTTTTCAATCAGGCCGTGTGTCTGCGTGTTCTCGCGCGCGATCAGCCAGTCCACCAATTCAACCTGCTTTGGACGCAGCACAAAAGGGATATTCGCCGGCAGGCCAAAAGACATGCCCCGCGGATCATAAGTCCACACCCAATGATTAAACCAATGCGCCGGATCCTTTGAGCATTTATAGATTTCCTGCTGCTGGCTGAATTCGTTCTGCTCGATAAGCAGCCGGTAGTAATATCTGCGGGTCATCTCAG